ATTGATATTATTCCAGTTTCGGACCCGAATGCAGCGACAATGGCCCAAAGAATCATGCAGTATCAGGCTGCTTTGCAGTTAGCGGGTACTGCGCCAGAGATGTACGACCTTCCCATGCTACATCGTCAGATGTTGGATGTTCTCGGCATTAAAGACCCGGAGAACATTATTCCACTTGAGGATGAGATCCCAGCGAGGGATCCGGTTGCAGAAAACATGGATATGCTGAACGGGAAGCCCGTCAAGGCTTTCCAGTGGCAAGATCACGAGTCTCATATCACAGTTCATGTATCTGCGGCAGAGGATCCAAAGATTCAAGAGCTTGTTGGTCAGTCTCCGAATGCTGATTCAATTCAAGCGGCGTTTGCTGCTCATGTTACCGAGCATGTTGCCTTCCAGTATCGGCTTGAGATAGAGAAGCATCTAGGAGCGGCGTTGCCGCCTATTGATGAAGAACTTTCTCCTGAAGTGGAGAACGAAGTCTCCAAGCTAACCGCCGAGGCGTCATCGAAGTTGCTTCAAGCTAGTAAAGCAGAACAACAGGGCAAGAAAGCTGAAGAACAGGCAGAGGATCCGATCATCCAGATGCGCCAAAAGGAACTCCAGATCAGGGAGATGGAGACGGTGGCTAACATCGAGGAGAAGAAAGAGCGTTTGAAGCTCGACTACACAAAGATGCAGGAGCGTAACGCGGTTGAGCGAGAGCGGATCACAACCAATAAGCGTGTTGCCGAGGACCGGATTGAGGCGGATATAGTCAAGGAAGTGATGTCTGGTGATCAGAAGATGAGCGAGGAAGAGTCTCGCGAGAGAATTGAGGAAGCCAAGATTGGCGTAGAGATTGCGGAGATCGTGACAAGAGATAATTCTGGAGACCGCTAGTGGATCCAGTGATCAAAGCCATATTGGAAAAAATAAACGAGATTAGAGTTCTGCACGAAGAGAACCTAATTAACGGATCCTTGCTTACTTTTGATGAATACAGACACGCCTGTGGCGTCATCAAGGGAATGGCGATGGTTGAAAGAGAGATCAAGGATTTCGCAAGTTCTGTTGAAGAGGATTTATAACTCGTCCGTTTGGACGCATGGGTAACAACAACACCCATTCAAGTTGTTGCATTTAGAGGTAGTTATGTCTGAGGCAATTCAATACAGCAATGAAAGGCCAGAGAGTGCGACAAAGCTTCCAGATCCATCAGGGTTTCGGTTGCTAATAGCACTTCCAGAAGTTAAGGAAAAAACAGAAGGGGGAATCGTCATTCCCAGTGAGCGTCGTGACGCAGAGGCTACGGCAAGTATCGTTGGATTTGTCCTCAAGGCAGGTCCGGACGCTTACGGGAACAAGGACAGATTTCCGACTGGCCCTTGGTGCAATGAAGGTGATTGGATTGTGATGCGTGCATACTCAGGTACGCGAATCAGAATCCACGGCAAGGAGTTCAGGATCATTAATGATGATTCAGTGGAGGCGGTCATCGATGACCCGAGAGGGGTGGTAAGAGCATGAGTATGCCTCTTGACGATTTGATGGGTAATGAACTTACTGAGCATGTGATTGTTAATGAACCGGATGAGGAGATTGAAATATCTGTTGTTGATGACCGACCAGAAGAGGATCGTGTAGAGCCACGAAGTCCTGATACCTCTGATGATGATTCAGAGATTGAGGTTGTTGGCGGCAGGGCACAAAAGAGGATCAAGAAACTCAAGTACGAGTTTCACGAAGAGCGTAGATCTAAAGAGGCTGCCAATAGGACTCGCGATGAAGCGGTTTCCTATGCACAGCAAGTAGCCAGGGAAAACAATGATCTTAAGTCTCTTTTACGGAGAGGCGAAAAGGTTTTGCTTTCGGAGATCAAACAAAGGGCCGACTCGGATCTTGTTCAGGCTAGGACAGAATACAAGGCCGCATATGAGGCTGGTGATCCAGATAAACTGGTGGATGCACAAGAGGCTCTTACTCGTTCTCAATATGATAAAGAGGTGGCGGAACGGACTATCCCGATGGGTATTCCAGAGCAAACACTTCCTGCACCACCACCTCGACAACGGCCGCCACAGCAAGTGGATCCTAAACTCAAGGAGTGGCTGCAAGAGAATAAATGGTTTGGCGACGATAAGGAGATGACTTCATTTGCTTACGGCGTCCATGAAAATCTAGTTACCAACGAGGGGATTGATCCCCGAGGCGATGACTATTATAAGCGGATTGATGATCGTTTACGGTCAGTATTTCCAGACAAGTTCGGTGGCGAAAAAGGTGCGGAGGAGCCCGCTGCGAGTCCCCGAACGAGAACAGTGGTAGCTTCGGCGAGTAGATCGTCGGGGAAACCTCGCAAAGTGCAGTTGACCTCCACCCAAGTCGATCTCGCGAAAAGGCTGGGTATCACACCAGAGCAATACGCCAAACAACTCCTGAAGGAGAGGTAGTAATGACTGAATCGCGCAGTAAGGGAAACGAGGATCGCAGCCGCGATCTAGAGACCCGCGAAACGGAAAAAAGACCAACGCCGTGGAAGCCAGCACCCTTGCTTCCGAATCCCGACCCCAGAGAGGGTTTGGATTTCCGCTATGTGAGGGTGTCTATGCGAGGGGTGGCGGATAATGTAAACGCCTCCCAAGCATTCCGAGAGGGATGGGAAGCTGTCTTGTCGGCAGACTATCCAGAACTCAAGGTTGTTTCAGATCGAGGTAGCGACTATCCAGACAACGTAGTTGTCGGTGGTCTTCTTTTGTGCGCCAGACCTTCTGAGATCGGAGAACAGATCGCAGAATACGCACAGAGGGAAATGCGAACCCAGATGGACGCCGTTGATCAAAACTACTTCAGAGAACAAGATTCGCGAATGCCTTTGCTCCGACCGGAGCGTAGTTCGCGAGTCACATTCGGCGATAAATAGGCAATAGAAGTTCTATTGCTGGCTATCGCTGGATCTTTTAGGAGATAGCCAAATGGCTTATGGACTAAGGCCCGCTCAAGGAAGCGGGACAGGCTATGGGTACAATACGGGTGGCTTCGCTGAATTCAAGGTTGCTGACGATTACGCTGGTGCAATTTTTACTGGTGATTTCGTAGAGCTTCTGACGGGTGGTACTGTTCAAAGACAGAACACTACTACCGGCGAGTCCCCCATTAGTGGTACACCAACGCTTGGTGTTGCTATTGGATTCCGATGGGTGGATTCCACTGGCTCCCCGCATTGGGGTCAGAGTTATCCGGGTGGAACTGCTACAGAGATTAGAGCTTTTGTTTGCTCTGAACCTCGACAGATCTACATGATTCAGGGCGATGAAGCTATGGATCAAACGGATATTGGTGCAACCTTCCTTGTTGCGGGTTTTGCAGCATCGGCAGGAAGTACAACAGTAGGAAATTCTGGAATTTATCTGGATTCTTCCACGCAGAATACAACTGCTCAAACAGTGCGATGTCTCGCGATTCCCCAAGATGGGGCTAACGAGAATAGCTCAACACCGAATGTTATCGTTCAGCTACTTGAAAATGTAAGCCAGTTCGATAGCACGACGGGCATCTAGGAAAGGAGTAAATAATCATGGCGATTTCAAGAGCGCAAATGATGAAGGAACTCCTTCCTGGGCTCAATGCCTTGTTTGGGTTGGAGTACTCGTCTTATGACAATGAGCATGAGGCGATTTACGAGACGGAATCCTCGGATAGAGCATTCGAGGAAGAAGTTAAATTGGCTGGGTTTGGTGCCGCGCCAGTGAAGTCCGAAGGTTCTGCTATCGCTTACGATACGGCGCAAGAGAACTTCACTGCACGTTACACCCATGAGACTGTTGCGATGGGATTCTCGATTACGGAAGAGGCTGTCGAAGACAACCTTTACGATTCGGTTTCCGCTCGCTACACGCGGGCACTTGCTCGTGCGATGTCTCAGACCAAGCAGGTCAAAGGTATGTTCCCGTTGAACAATGCGTTCCTCGACACCAACTTTTCTGCTGGTGATGGTGCTGCGCTTTGTTCTGTTGATGGTCATACCCAGATCGATGGTACGGCTATTCGGAACCGACTCACGACGGCTTCGGATCTCAATGAAACTTCGCTGGAGCAGGCGGTCATCGACCTTTCTGACTTCACGGATGCTCGCGGTCTAACGATTGCGGCGCGTCCAAAGCGACTCATTGTTGCACCGTACAACCAATTCGTTGCCACTCGCATTCTCGACTCGGAACTCCGAGCTGGGACCGCAGACAACGATATCAACGCTCTCCGGACTAACGGAACCATTCCAGAGGGTTATTCAGTGAACCACTTCTTCACGTCAGCGAACAAGAAGAATTGGTTCATTATCACCGATGTCCCGAACGGCATGAAGCACTTTACGCGAACGCCGCTCACTACGGGCATGGATGGTGACTTTGATACTGGGAATGTCCGATATAAGGCTCGCGAACGATACTCGTTCGGTGTCTCGGATTACCTCGGTATCTTTGGCAGTGGCTCTGTGAGCTAACGAATCGAGGGAGGGGAGGCCCAAAACTTCCCTTCCCTCTGTTTGTTTAGGGTGTTTAACGCGGGCGCATGTAGCGTTCCGTAAACCAAAGCCTGTCAGACTTAAACGACAGCACGCGGACTGACGGGTTAGTTGTGTGCAAACGAGGTAAATGAAAATGGGAACGACTACTTTTTCAGGACCGATCAAAGCAGGAACGATTTATAATACAACGGGAACTACAGTAGGGGATGATGTTAAAAATGTTGGGTTTGTGATAATGGCCCAGAGTGCTGCTTGGACTCAGACTGCAGCAGGTGCTGCAACTGGAATTGTTATTCCAGCGAATAGTCAAATCATTGAGATCATGCTGTATATCACAACGGCTGCGACAGCCGTGAACCTGAGCGGTGGTACCAGTGTTACGGCGACAGAGCTTTTTACTGCCCTAGCACAGACATCTTCTAATAATGTGATTAAATTTGCTTCTGGTGCAACTCATGCAGATACCGATCTTTGGGAGAATGTCGGATCGTCTGACATTGAGCTTTATGTGAAGAGTGCTTCTGGTACTACTGGTCGTGGAACAATTACGGTTCAGTATGTTCAGAATAATAATCTCTAAGCGGGGATGATTGGTTGATCTATCCAGCGAGTTGGACATGTGCTTATGTGGACAATATAACTGTGGGTGTGACAACCCTTATTGATAGACCTTGTGTTGTTAAGTCAATTACGTT